TGGTCTAATTATTTCCTTGATTGTTTCATTCGTGACGGCCTGGATGAAAACCGGTGATTTGAGTGCGGGTGGTATTACCCAAGTCTTTGATAATTTAGGTAACACGATTACATCGGTTACAACAATGCTTGCGGCTAATCTACCGAAAGTTATACAACTTTTTACAACAGTCTTAACCAGTATTCTCGGGAAAATAACAGAAGCTATTCCAAGCATCGTCACCGCGTTATCTAGTTTAATTACGTTAATTGTTGGTGCGATCGTTGCCAATTTGCCAGTCTTAATTGAAGCGGCAACACAAATTATTACTACGTTGATTCAGGGGATTACAACAGTCTTACCAATGTTGATAGAAGTTGGTTTGAGCTTATTAATGACTTTAGTTAATGCGATTGTCACCGCCTTGCCAACAATTACAACTGCAGCGATTAATATCATCACTACATTAGTGACAGCTTTTGTCACAGCGTTACCAATGCTAGTTACAGCAGGTGTTTCAATTATCACAGCCTTAGTCAATGCATTTGTTACTATGTTACCGTTGATTTTGACTGCTGGTTTACAAATTTTGATGGCATTAATCACTGGGATTATGACGATTTTACCTCAGTTAATTCAATCAGCGCTGACGATTATTCTAGCGTTAGTGACTGCGTTGGTAGGTGCCTTACCACAGATTATCAGCGCAGGTGTCAAATTGTTAATGGCGTTAATTCAAGGGATTATTTCGATTTTACCAACCTTAGTTGCGGCAGCTATTACCTTAATTTTGACATTGGTAAATGCCTTAATTGGTGCCTTGCCACAAATCATCAGCGCAGGCGTCAAATTGCTAATAGCTTTGATCCAAGGGATTATTTCAATTTTACCGCAACTGGTTACTGCAGCAATTACGCTAATTACCGCTTTAATGGGTGCGTTTATCAATGCGTTGCCACAGTTGTTAAGTGCTGGGATTCAACTGATTCAAGCCTTAATTAATGGTGTACTCAGTCTATTGGGTACCTTGCTGTCCGCAGCAGGAACATTAATCTCACAAATGATCACGAAGATTGGTTCTTATTTTGGTCAACTGTTAGCTTCGGGCGGACAGTTAGTTGAAAATATCAAAAATGGGGTTACCAATGCAGCCGATCAGGTAAAAAATGCCATTGGTTCTGTAATTGAAGGTGCTTGGCAAGCAATCCAAGGTTGGTTTTCAAAATTCACCGATGCCGGTGCGAATATTGTCGGCATGATTGCTGATGGAATTACAGGCGCAATAGGAAAAGCCAAAGAAGCAATCGATGGGGTCGTCAGTAAAATTCGTAACTTTTTACCATTTTCACCAGCAAAAGAAGGTCCCTTATCTGATTTGCATAAATTGAATTTCGGCGGCACGATTGCCACGGGGATTTATGCAGGCGAAACAGCCGTTAGTAGAGCAATGGCTTCTATTTTAGATTTACCGCTGTTAAATGATTTTGCCTTGGACTTAGCTGGTCGAGGAAACTTCACGGCAACGATTGACCATCGTTTAGAAAATGATGCATACAATCGACCATTATTTGTGACAGTAGAGTCAACGTTAGATGGAAAAGTTGTCGCAGCAACTACGGCGCCTTATTTAGCAACAGAGTTACAACGACAACAAGTGAAACAAAATAACCGCTTAGGAAGGAGAGGATAACATGTATAAATTTGTTGATACCAATCAAGCAACTCATTCAACGCCTCTTCCTTCAGAAGCGTTGAATTTTAACGGTCAATTTTTAGAAAAAGTCATCCCTGGCTATCAAACATTATCAGTTTCAGGACGAGAATTAGTTCCAAGCGAAATTGAAAGCTATCAATTAGGGATTCGTGATGGTAAACGTCACGTTTATGCGCGAATTCCAGAACGAGAATTAACAGTCAAATATCGCCTTTCAGCTGTGAATA